TGCTTCGCGTGGATTTTGCATCCAATGAACGCGTTGTAGAAATCATCCCTGAGTAGAACGTCGTACTCGAACTGTAGTTTTGCTTCGTAGTACGAACACTCCCCTTTGGTGCGGCAGAGTTTCAGAATCTCTCTCCTGAAATTCTCTGCACCTTTCTCTTCAACTAGGGATTTTACTTCCTGACTTGAACCAAAATATTTCTTCCAGTCCGATATAGCACGAGTCTTTACTTTGCGCTTTCGCGTCTTGGTTACTGGTAGGGTCTTTGGTTTCCAGAAGAACTTCTTACCGATATACTTCTTACCAGTAGTCAACTCTGTGATGATGTAGACGAACCCTTGATAGTCTTCTAAAAAGGATTCTTCGGGATCGAACAATGTGTCTTCAAATAACCATTCCATGCACCTACTTATAGGTCATGTAAGTCCGTATGAAATATGGTTCTCCCTGAGAGACAGTCTTGGACCATTCCTCTGCGGCATCATCATCCGCTTGGTCACTGACATATTTGTAACAATGAAACTCTACCCCCGCATCCTGACATACCTTTGCAATGGCATATGCTTCCATCTCTACTAGGTCAGCAGGAATCTCAAGGTCTGGGTCTGCAACAAAGTTGTCCCCCGTACTACAAACCTTTCCGGTTTCCCATTCAATATCATGAACGTGACCTAAGATGACTCCGTCCTCGAATGGTGTTTGGCCAGGACTGTATCCTAGACCCGCACATGACATATCGCGTTGCACGAACTTGTCTACTCTATGCAGACCACCGTCTACTGTGATACCACCGGCAGTACCGAAGTTGAACACCCTCTCTGGTTTGTATCGTTCGATTAGTTTTGCAGCAGTCATCGCTGCATTGACTTTACCGACCCCAGTGAAGAATACGTTGTTCCACTGAGACATTTTTGGTGCTTCTAGTTCTAGGGCAATTAATATAATACTATTCATAAGTTACTACACTAAAAGTGTCCATATCAAGTGAGGCGGTACCACCAAGGAATGCGAGGTCGATGACACATGCATAGGACATGTCGACGACTTCGAATGTACGTAAAAGGTCGACGATAGCAAGTGCGGTACCACCTGTTGCACTCACATCGTCGATAATGCAAACATTGCTGTTTACGTTGAGCGGAGCATCCGCTTTTATTTCTAGGACCCCAGAAGAATACTCGTAATCGTAAGATTGAGATCGTACTGGGGGTGGAAGTTTGCCTGGCTTCCTGACCATATGAAGTGGGAGTCCCAGTTCACGAGCAACTGGTGATGCCCATAGGAACCCTCGTGCATCTGGTGCAACGATGTCAGTAATAACATTACTTGCACAGTACTGTAAGATGCGTTCGACGCTGTAGTCGAATGCTTTTGGGGTTTCCAGTATACTGGTCACATCTTTGTACATGACTCCCTCAACTGGGAAGTCTGGTACGGATCGTATTACCTGTTTTAAATTCATATCACCATTCGTCCGATTCTTCGGCTTCTGCGTCTGCCCCACACATGGGACAATAACACGGCACTTCGTCTTCATATAAACTCGCATATTTTATACGAAGTACCGTGGTCATATCGCATACCGGACATTCGATGATGTACTCATTATCCATTATGCTACCTCTAGTTCTATCTCATCCCATCCGTAGTCTTCACCTTCCATGCCGACCACTGAGTATTCGGTCACACGTTTCTCAAAGAAGTTGTCGTGTGATGCTCCGTTAAGAACCCAGTCCAACCACGGTAGTGGATTTTTCTTTTGTTTGAACAATGGTTTCAAACCCAACTGAAGTAGACGACGGTCAGCAATGTGACGTATGTAGTCGCGGACTTCTTTCTTAGTTAGACCCTGAACATTGTTACCTTTGAATGCAAGTTGAATGAACTTGTCTTCTAGTGCGACAGCATTCTCTGCCATCTGGTAGATTTTAGACTTCAGTTCGTCGTTGACAATCCGTGGGTGTTCGTCTGTGAACTCACGGAACAACTTTGCATTACCCTGTACGTGGATGGTTTCATCTCGGATAGACCATTCAACGATTGTTGCCATACCTTTCATCTTTCCAAAACGTTGGAAGTTCAGGAGCATGACGAACGATGCGAATACTGACATACCTTCGTTGAACACAGACTGTGCCAACGCAAGTGCAAGACCCATATGACTAGAGATGTTCCCATCTTTCATAAAATCAATCTTGTCTGCCATTTCCGAGTACTCTAAGAACGCATGATAATCTTCGTCTGGTAGACCCAGAGTATCGTTCAATAGAGCATATGCACGTTGGTGTACCCCCTCACGGTTTGCAAACGAGGACAACATGTTACGCACCTCGTTGTTCTTGAACTTCGGTATTAGAAGTTCGTGGTAGTTCTCGCCTACCTGTACGTCTGACTGCGTGAACAATCGTAGTACATGTGTGATGAATACTTTCTCATCTTCGGTCAGTTTGGTTTTCCAATCCTGTACGTCTTCAGACAATTCTGCTTCATCTTCAATCCAATGGATTTCTTCGTGTTTCTTTGTTAGTTCAACCGCCCAAGGATATAGGAACGGTTTGTATGTTTCTGAAAATTTAAGTAACGACATAATAGACCTTTATTATAAGTTGTATGTAAGGCGTTTGCCCTTATCCTTCACAAGCTCGACATTCGTCTCCATCATCCACGGCTAATGTGATATCCGTTTTCAATTGGAGCATAAGGTCTTCATAACCACCAATGTATCTTCCTTCTATGTAAATCTGCGGAACTGTTGTAACATCCTTGCGACCAGTGACCTCTGCGGCGGTCTTTTTGATAACCTCAAGGTCTACGTAGTCGAAATCGACTCCCTGTAACTGCAACTCTTCGATGGCCTTGGTACACCACGGGCAGTTAGATTTGCCATAGATTATCGTCCGGTTGTCATCCTCCAATGCAACACGTTCGACTTTGTCTGATACCGTCTCCGCACGAGACGCTGCCTCTGTGCGTAAATAGTATAGACCTTTCAACCCTTTTCTCCACGCGTTGAAATGCACCTTATTGACGTATCGCTTAGGTGTGCCGGATGGGAAAAATAGGTTGACAGACTGACCCTGACAAATAAATGGTTGTCGGTCAGCAGCGTGGGTCACCACCCAATTCTGGTCTAGTTCTTGCGCAGTCTTGTAGATTGCCTTCTCACCTTCGTTAAGAAACGGTAGATGTTGCACCGACCCTTTCTTGGTGATAATGCTGGACCACGTAGATTCGTTATCGTGACCCTTCTCTTTTAGGAGTCGGGTCAGATAAACGTTTTTCACTAGGAAAGAACCTGCGCGAGTTCTATGCGTATAAGCACATGCCTTCAGTGGTTCAATCGATGGTGACGTTGATAAAATGACTCCCGACGACGCGTTTGGTGCTATTGCTATTAGATGCGCATTACGCATTCCTGAACCTAAACCGTCTGAGTATTCACCTCGCTCTTTCGCAAGGAGCCGTGACTCTTCTGTTGCTTGTTTGTTGATATTCTGAAAGACAACCTTATTTATCTCTCGTGCTTTATCAGACTCCCAAGCGACAGAGTGTTTCTGTAAGAGTGAATGGAATCCCATTGCACCCAATCCAATCGAGCGTTCACGAGCAGCAGAGTATCTTGCACGTGAAATGCTGTCTGGTGCGTTCTCGATAAAGTACTCAAGAACATTATCCAACATGCGAATAAGGTCTCGCACGATGTTGGTATCTTTCCACTCATCATAGTATTCTAGATTGAGTGATGAGAGACAACATACCGCAGTCCTGTCTGGACCTGTCGGCAAGTGAATCTCGTTACATAAGTTTGACCCGTGAATCTTGAGACCCTTTTCCTTTAGTGGCATCGGGAGTGCACGATTCGCAGTGTCAATGAAATTCAAGTACGGTTCACCCGTACGGAAACGTACCTCAAGGATTCGTTCCCACAACTTACGTGCATTGACAGTGTCTTTTACTGCACCGTCTTTCGGATCACGCAAGTCAAAACTTGTATTGTTTATGACTGCTGCCATAAACTCATCTGTGATATTTATAGCATTGTGAATGTTCAGGGCTTTCCGTTGAACATCACCTGTCGGGATACGAATATTTAGGAATTCTATAATGTCTGGGTGTGATATGTCTAGGTATGCCGCATAAGACCCCTTACGCGTCTTACCCTGACGATACGCAATCATGTCTGCGTCTACAGTGTGCATGAACGGAATAGGGCCAGGCGCAATGTCAGAGACCGTACGCACATCTCCCCAGTGTCCACCGACACCGCCACCCATGACAGACAACCACCGCAACTCGCTGGAGTGTTCAATGAGACCCTCTAGGGTATCTGGGACGTATGTGAGGAAACATGAGATAGGTAGTCCCTTGGACTTACCTTCATCGGAAGGAGCATTGGACAGTACAGGCGATGCAAACATGAACCATTTATTAGAAACATACTCATAGAGTCTTCGCGCAAGTACTTCGTCTAGTTGTCCTTTATACATTGACCATGCAGTCGACGCTCGTGCATAAGCATCTTGTGGAGAAGTCTCTCCATCGACCATATAGAAATCTTTCAACATACCTACCGCATAATCGGTAAGCAAGTTGTCTCTATCATAATTCACTTCTACTGTCATCATTATTCCAAATTTTGGATTATCTCATAGAGAAATAACCGCTTTCAAGTATTTTTGGCGCGATTGCCCTATAGTTCTTTATGTCCTTCAAGTAATAAATGTGATCGGCAGCTTTTGCCCACATACCACTCTTAGGCTCCGTATCCATTACCTTGTACCACCTTTGTAACCACTCTTCTGCGGAGTCTGGGTCTTTCTTTACGTTGTGAAAAACCCACTTACTATATTGTTCTTGAGTGACAATAGAGATATCTAGGAAAACTCCATCATCACGACATTGCTTTCTTGCTCTGTTCCATCTACTTCCCATTGTGGCATCGATGACTTCTGACACTACAATAATATATATGGTGTTCTCTCTACACGAACAATACCGCACATTATACACATTTAATGTCGTTTTGTCAATAGAAGACATCGCATCATATGCTTTCTGATTACTTCTCAGATTGTTGATTAGAGCAGACATTACTACCCCTACTTACTGTAGTCGTAGAAGGGTTCGTCTTGTTGGTAATCATAATCCTCGATGATCATTGATTTTCCTGTGGTCCAGAACTTCTGACACTTGTCTAGAATGTAGTCTTCTTGTTCTTTAAGGTCAAAGAGTCCTTCCCACATGAGGTGATTCTCAAATGAGGCGGTTGGGTTTCTTACTAGGAATCTTTCGGTAGGAAGTTTGTCACCATCGTAACCTGTCATGGAAACTAGGATGACACTGTCTAGGGTGTATGCACTCAGAATAGACTCAACGTCTTCGTCGGGTGTTTCTAGGATGACTATTTTGTAGTCGATACAATCAATGGTCTTCATACTATATTCCTTAATTCTGGTGTAGAATTATATAGCATTATGACCATTTTGTAAAGGGGAAATTAGGATTTTTTTTGAAAGTTTTGTGGAAAAATTCTGCGCAAAACCTTTTCCATGTCTTTACGCTTTTTCTTTCGGTCGTATTTTTTTCGGACAATAACAGTCTGGTCTGGATTATCTCCAGTACCAACAACGTCTTGCGTCGTTGTCATCTCAAACTGTTTCATAAACTCTTCGTAACTCTTCATTTTGATATCTCACTGGCAGAGAACAACACGCGTTTACCCGTGAGGAGATGGGTTCCTTCAAAAATCGAGATACCTAGGATGTCATATCGTAGATTATTTTCGTAAACACGAACTTGATCTCCCTTGCGGACCAACTCTTCTCCGGTGTCTACTAGAGTTTCGTTACACATACGATACATGCCCTGACCGATGTTTCCGTCTTCTAGGACATACCATTTAGAATCTTCCATAAGAACGTCCATGATGTCCACGCCTGTCGCTTCGTGTATCTTCTGCAATTGACTGTCTGAAAGGTCACCATGTTCTTTGATCAATGCAAGTGCAGCACCATATCGAGCAACCAACGAAGAACCGCCTGGCACCTTTGCCATGAGTTTCTTTAGGTTGAACACTAATCGATGGAATGAGGTATAGTGGGTACGATATGCATCACGTTTCTGCATGTCGCCCATGTCATAGTCTTTGACCTTATCACCTTCTGCATCAATAATGCCTGCCTTGAACGCACCTGTTTCCTCGAACTTAGTAACGAGTAGTTTCAGAAAACGAATTGTATAGACCACATCTGCGGCTGACTTTAGGATGCCCATCTTATTTCTCTCAATTTATCTATTACGTATTTATCCATTTCGATACCTGTAATGTCATCATTTTTTATTGCCTGAAGAAAAACAAGGAATGGTTTGATAGTCGGCCACTGTTCTAGAGGTATTTTCAACGCCAACATCTCCACCCCTGCTTCATAACCAAAGACATTGAATATGACAATGAGGTGGTTTAGAATGAGTCTCTCCGCAAGGTCACCATTCTGGTGGTATCGATTCACCAGTCTCTTCACATACTTGAATCTCTTCAGGTCATCGAAGAATTCTTCCCCATCGATATGCGTGGGGTTATAGTAGTGTTTCGCGGCATAGACTACAATGTTCTTTTTATTCAACTTCATAATAAGGGTCTTCGAACTCCGGTAACCTGTATCCTTTGGGATACATTTCCATCTTATTTAGTTCTTCCACTATACCCTTTTGGTAGTCGTAGTCCATCTCTTCTTTATATCGAGTTGTACTGTAGTTGTCCGCAATATAGATGTAACTGTATGCGGGTTCCTCTATCCTGACTCGCATATCTAACTTACCCTCATAAGAGAGTTTCTTCAGTTTGTAGTAATGCATCCGGTCTTCGCCGATTGTCAACACGGGATCGAATCTCGCACTCTCTGCGGCTTTGCGAGAGTAAAAAACTACACGATTCAAAGAGTTGTATCGATCGTTGTAGTCTGCTCCCATCTGTGCGAGGGCCCGAGTAGTTTGTGACCATTGATATGCACGTTCTTCGGTCAAGAAGTCTCCGCACTTTTTCAGGTAGTGTTGGGCTAAACTCTCTTCTGTAGGCACACTGAATGGGGCGTTATTTGGTTTGAGTTTCCACGGATGTCTGGAACCATATTTCTGTGGGATAAACATGAAGTCCCTTTTCACTCGTTTAGAATCTATTTGTTTTCTAAACAACTTGAATAGAGAGTCGTTGAAGACCTCTACATAGAGTTCGTCAGCTAGACAGATTATATCGGGTGGGGAGTCGCCTAGTGCGACGGTTCGGTAGAGGTTTCTACCGTAGGGAGTTATGATATCGTCACCATCGACTTGCACCATGTACTCATTATCGCTCTCCAAGAACTTATCGAGTACGGTGTTCTTACCCGTTGCGGGCGTACCGTCTGATTCGGTGACATGATATTCTATGTTGTTTGATGCACAGAAATTCGTGGCCTCCTCAACATACTCTTCGTTTAGAGTGTTGATGATGACCACGGTCTCTTTTGTTTTGAGTGTAGTAAATTGACGATGTAGCGTCCGTATATTACTACTAGTAAGGACATAGTATTTGAAAGACATGATCTATCCGCGATAGATGCCCGCTTCCTTCAACTTTGCAACTAGGACATCTTTCTTACGACGCTTATCTAATCTCACACCGTTCGCTCTTCCTAAAACGTCCAACTCATTCTTAGTCATATCTTCAATGAGACGAAGTTCCATGTCGGCTCTCATCATCTCATATTCGACATCAACTGGTTCGGTCGGTAGGTCTTGTCGGAAAAGGTTTAGAATATATTCAAACAACATAGTATAGGTCCTCAGTATTACTTTTTGACAGGTGCCTTATCACCATTCGACAAATTGTCTGCACCACTTCTTGCTGGTGATTGCTTCATGTCTTTACCACCCGCTTTGAAAGTTACATCGTGACTCTCTTCTTCCTGATCTTCGATTTTCTTATCAGACTTCTTGTGATTCTTGATAACTTCCTTATCGTGTTCAGAAGAATGGTCATCGTACTTTTCTGGAGCAGTTGCACCTTTCTTAGGATCAACCGCTTCAGCGAATGCAGACCACATCTCTTCAAATGCAGAACGGAACTCTACACTTTCAATCTTAGAGATTTCTGCTTTCTTGTCGGCAGTTTTAGGATTCTTTTTGATATCAGAATCACCGTCAGCTTCTGGTTCTACTTCTGGTTCCTCTTCATCATCTTTCTTCTTAGGAGGGAAAGGTTTCTTCTTCTTGTCCTTTGGTTCTTCTTCGGACTCTTCTTCTTCGTCTTTCTCTTCCTTCACAGCAGGCTTCTTGCCACCGTCGATTGCGTCGTCGGTTGCCTTACGTTTCTTGTGAAGGAACTCGTCCGAAGAATCTACATCACCATCGTTGTCGATGTCCTTGTCCTTGCGATCCTTGAACTTCTTATCGTTCTCTGCATCGTCTACTGGATCAAGTTTCTTCTCAGACACTTCTTCGAGTTCAACATCTTCGAAAATCTTACCCATTTGTTTAGCACTGACTGTTTTGAAATCACCAAATTCGTTAGTCAATTTAAAGGACAACTTACCTTTATCTTGGTTCATCTGAACAGTGTATCGTTTACCGTCCTTGCCTCGAATCCCAGACTTATCTCTGATCTTGGCTTCGTCTACAGTTTTTTCTCCGGAGACCATTCCCAAATACGCCTCCATAATTTTATTGATATCTGACATCATTAGTCTCCGTTAGTTTACGCGTCAAAAAACATTTTGACAACTACACCAGCAAAGACGGTAGCGGATAATGTAATAATATATTGCATTACTTTTACAGTCTTTCCTTGCTCTTGGAGAGAATCTTCCATATCATCCATTCTCATGGAAAATCGATTCATTCTCTCGAAGTGTTGCGAATTTGCCTTTTCTATGTTTATTAGTTTTTCTTCTGCACGAGCTAGGTCGATCATTGCATCGGAAAGTTTGTCTATCTTGTCCTCGATTCTTGCGAGGCGTTGTTCTTCACGTTGCACATGCTCTTGTAATATGGTATTATCTGCCATTATCGATCAGCCCATTAGTATTGATAATATAAGTCTTATAATAAATTAGTAATATAATGATTAGTAATATAATTAGTTGACTTATGGATTAAAGTTATGTTCTTATTTATAATGAATTAATCACCAAGCTTTGCAAGACCAGTATCGCGCTTTCCACTTCGGGCCAGGATCAGAACAGTTGTGTCTGGCACGAAAACTTTTTCGACGAGCAGGGTTGTCTCGTTTGATCTCCATATTGGGATCACCGAATGAGACCTTCACGACATTTCCCTTCTCGTTCTTTGTATATACGTAGAACTTCTTAGACCCACCACGTACAGGTTTGTTCAGTGTAACAGTCTTACCTTGATACTCTGCTTCGGTCAGTTCCAACTCTTCGTCGAGAGACTTACATGCCTCACAACACCCTTCATCTACGTACTGTTTAAACTTTTTCATTTTGAAAGTAATGCCTTTGCTTTCGTACGATCGTGGAAAGCGAATGTGTGAGACTTACCGTCCTTTTCGTCTTTGACCACATAACCAGTTTTGGTCATCTTAGTGATCTTACCCATTCTCTTATCACCGCGACTATCGTAGTAATCAAGTTCAAGACCTACTCGAGCTTCACTTTTGGACTCTGTACCCATGCCTTTAGTTGCAAGTGTACGGTAGTTTTCATCAAGTAGTTCAACTTCTTCACGCATGAGTTTACCACCTTTCACTCTGAATCCGTTATCTTTTAGGATTTTAGTAATAGTGGTCTTCTTTACCAAGTCGTCCATATCCTTGAGCAACTTAGTCAAACCCATGAATGCCTTATCCTGTACACTTAAAGAGGAATTCATAAACATAACACGTGCGAATGCAGCGGCCTTCTCGAACTCAATACCCTTTTTCTTATGTTTCAAGAGTTCATTAGATATCTTTTCAAAATCTGCGGCTTCATCAAGTTCTACTGACTCCTTTACAGGTTTGCCGTTTTTAGAAATGATACCCTTGTATCCTTCCTTTTCCTTATCGGCAAGGAATTTCTTGGCGAATGTCAATAGGTGAAACGGCATCGTACGAATAGGTCCCTTCTTTGACATTGCGTACTTCACCACAAACTTATCTTTATTTGCGGATTCTCTTAGTTCAAAAAAATCTTTCACTTCAACTTCCTCTTGATGCGCCTCGAAATACCTTAGATGGAGCGCGGTTTGTATTATTTAATTTGAGACTGGGGCCTTGCGACCCCGTCATGTTAAACTTATTATTTTCAGAACTAGTAGACTGCAACCTTTCTCGTTTCTCTTGAGACATCTTTTTGTTGCGAGGTTTCTTAGTCTTACTCATATTTATTCCTTATTATGTTATCCTACAGTTGCGTGTAAGTTTTGACCGAAGTGAGCGAATCCGGAAGTACCGATGTTGTCGATACGAGTACCATTGTTTCCATCTAGATCATATACCCAGAAAGCACCATTGTTACTGTTAACACCAGAGGAACTTACAAAGATGTAGTTACCTGCAACTTCAATATCTCCAGTTCCGAAGTTGTCATTTCTTGGGCCTGTTACTTCTTTGATAAGAGACCCGTCTTCTTCATTAAAGATAAAGAATCTGCCGACAGATGTGTCCAGAGCTTCACCAACGACAATTCTTCCAGAACCGTATGCAACATTACGACCAAATTGACCACCACCACCAGCGGTAGGTCTTTCGATAGACATCACTTCAGTTCCATCTTCTTCGAACAATTGGACACGTCCAGCGTTATTGTATGCACTAGAACCAACAAGGAATCTTGAATGATTTTCTTGCGAATCGACAGAGGAACCAAATTGATCACCCGCCGATCCATTTAATCGAGTAATTAAATCTCCGTTCGTTGGGTTGAAAATAAACACAGAACCGGAATCTTGTCCATTAACGTCAGCCCTGTATGCGCTAACAATGAGTTTTGTTGAAGTGAATGCCATATGGCTACCAAAATATATCATGTTTGCATACGCATTACCTAGTTGATAATCTGGATTGTCAATATCTACTATGTTGGTTCCGTCAGCGTCTTGGATTCTAACATGTCCAAGACCATATCTTTCGACAGCAGAACCTTGAACATATACATATTCATAATATCTTGTAGCAAGTCGATTTCCGTCTAAAGATGCACATACTTCTTGCTGACCGAAGTTAGCGTCTGTTACGTTTGGTCCGTATAGTGTGCGTACTAAACTGCCAGTCGTTCTATCAAAAACTAAAATACGACCACTGTTATTGCCACCGCCAGTATAGTGCAGGTTACCTACGAATATATTATCACCGGCCATAAAGATAGAAGAACCTACCATTTGACCACTCGGAGTAGGAAGAGTTGTGTTGTTACCATCCTGATTCATGATGAACGCTTGACCACCGAAGCTATTGCCGAACATTGCAGTAGTGGCTACAGTCCAAGTGCCTTCAGCTACTGGTGATGTAGATGATGTCGAGCCACTAGAAGATGATTCTGTTACTGGTGGGTTGTCTGCGTCTACGCCAGCAATTACTTGACCGGCATGAAACACCGCACCCGCTAAAATTTGATTTGACATTTGTTCTAAATTCCTTTAAGTTTTATGCTAAGTCTTTGTCATGGTTCAGGCCGCCTTTCTTCTTCTTGACGATGAAAGCGTTGACCCTTGCCATTCCCCATTGTTGCGGTGTGGTGCCTGGGCGGTGACCCGTTTTCCATGCCGCA